CACAGTCTACCAGATTAAGAAGGCAGTGAATTAACGCAGTCGATCATGCGTAGAATACCCACACACGAGCCTTGGCCACATCATGAAAATCTTGACCCAGTAAAATTTAAACCTGATCAGACTGATAGGGATATCGATGATAGGAACGAGGGAAATAGTTCGTCAATCGCCGATACGTCTGAATATTGGAAAAAATACACTACTGGAACAGATACATTTGCTAAAATTTCAGGAGCAAGCGAAATATGACAATCAACAACAGATTATATAATAGAATCACAGTCAAGGGACCAGGTCAATCTCAACAAACTCCCAACACAAAAATTTACAAAGGTTTCAGTACAATTAGTAATGCTACTGAAAATTTTGGATTGTATGATCTCGCATTGATCAAACAAGACATAGTAAATCATTTTCACATTCGCCAAGGCGAAAAGTTAGAAAATCCAACATTTGGCACAGTGATTTGGGACTTGTTGTATGAACCATTTACCCCTGAAGTTCGAAATGCCATTGTAAAAAATGTTGAAGATATTATAAATTACGATCCCCGTGTCAAGGCTGATCAAATTATTGTAACTGAATATGAAAGTGGAATACAAATCGAATGCGAATTGCTATATCTAAATTTCAATATAAGTGAAAATTTGCAATTTAAATTTGATCAAGACAACGGGTTAATAAGTTAAATGCGTAGTTTAATTTACAAATAAATACACTGAACAAGGATAAACGATGTCATCTACCGATCGTCAGAATCGATTACTAGTTGCCGAAGACTGGAAGCGCATATATCAGACTTTTAGAAATGCTGATTTCCAAAGTTACGACTTTGAAAATCTTCGCAGAGTGATGATATCTTACATTAGAGAAAACTATCCTGAAGATTTTAACGACTATGTTGAAAGTTCTGAATACCTTGCGTTGATAGATCTTATTGCATTTTTGGGACAAAGCATAGCATTCCGCGTAGATTTAAATGCTCGTGATAATTTTTTAGAACTTGCAGAACGTCGAGAAAGTGTATTGAGATTAGCAAGACTGTTAAGTTACAATGCCAAGCGAAATCTAGCGGCCAATGGATTTTTAAAATTTACTAGTGTAAAAACTACAGAAGCAGTTATCGACTCAAACAATAGAAATCTTTCAGGTATTACAGTAGCATGGAATGATCCTACAAACGCTAACTGGAACGAGCAATTTATCAAAGTAATTAATTCGGCATTAGAACCTAATAGACAATTTGGTAAACCTGATGCCAGGGCTACAATAGTAGGAGTTCCAACAGAGCAGTATAGATTTAAAGGCATCAATACCGACGTCCCAGTATTTGGATTTACCAAGGCAGTTGACGGTCGAAACATGCAATTTGAAATTACCAGTACAGTTATAGATACATTGAACGAGGTAGTTAAAGAAGAACCGCCAGCATTGGGAGTAACTCCTGCTTTTATCTACAAGGATGACGGAAAAGGTGCAGGTTCGAGCAACACTGGATTTTTCTTTCACTTTAGACAAGGCCAACTTAACACAGGTACATTTACATTAGATCAACCTGGATCAAATGAAATAGTTGATATAGATGCAGCCAATATTAATAACACAGATGTATGGCTTTACAAATTAGATAATAACGGTAGAGAATCTCAGTACTGGGCCCCAGTATCGGACTTCAAAGGCAACAACACTATCTACAACAGTTTGGAAAAAAACATAAGAAACATCTACAGTGTAATTACTCGTGTAGGTGACAGAATAAGTTTGAATTTTTCTGACGGTGTATTTGGCACACTGCCGTTGGGCACGTTTAGAATTTACTATAGAACCAGCAATGGATTTTCTTACACTATCAATCCTAAAGATATTCGTTCTGTAAGCGTCGATATTTCTTATGTCAGCAACACTGGCCAAGTAGAAGTATTAACAATCAATATGAGTTTGTTGTCTACTGTGGTAAATTCCGCAGCCACAGAAACAAATGACAGCATCAAGACCAACGCTCCGGCTAGTTATTATACTCAAAATAGAATGATTACTGGCGAGGATTACAACATTAGTCCGTTAACTGTGAGCCAACAAATTCTCAAAATTAAATCAGTTAATAGAAGTTCCAGCGGCATCAGCCGTTATTTTGATCTAGTTGATCCTACAGGAAAATACAGTAAAACAAATCTATTTTCTGATGACGGTGTAGTTTATAAAGAATTGTATTCTGACAGTTTTAGATTTTCTTATGTCACTAAAACTGACATTGAGTTTGTAGTTTACAATCAATTATTCAATGTCATCAAAGATGACAATTTAAAAAATTATTTCTATGCCAATTATGAAATTGATACGTCTGCAACTATTATTTCAAGATGGTATTCTAAGACAGTAGACACTAATCAAAGCACTGGATATTTTGGAAATACAACAGACGCTATTCCGTATGCAACTGGACAATTTACCAGCACTGATTTAACTTATATTGAATCTGGAGCACTAGTTAAATTTACAGCACCTGCTAATCAGTATTTTAATAAATCTTCTAATAATAAATTAGAAACGATTCCGGCAAGTGGAATACCATCTAACGGATCTACAGTATTATGGACTAAAATTGTATCTGTTACCGGTGACGGCACAGCCAACAACACCGGCACTCTGTCTACCGGATTTGGTCCTATCATATTAAATGACATTGTCCCTAATGATGCTAGATTATCTAGAATTATTCCTAAATACAAAAATACAATTGAAAGCAGCACAGTTACGACTATTATTGATCTAGTGTTTGATAATAGACCATTTGGTCTAAGATATGACAGAATAACTAGAACTTGGAAAATTGTTTTTGAACAAAATTTAAATGTATCTGATTTGTTTAGTTTAGGTAAAGCAGGTGACAGATCTAATCAAAAATTAGATTCTAGTTGGTTGATTTTGTTCACACCAGACGATGAATTTTACACAGTTAATTCTAGAAAACTTCGTTACATATTTGAAAGTGATCAACAAATTAGATTTTATTACGACAGCAGTGATAAAATCTATGACACTAGAACGAATACAGTGGCCAAAGATAAAATAAAAGTTTTAAGTATAAACACCGCACCCGCACCACTAACCACTTCTTATACTTTTGATAGAGATTGGTCTATCCTTAAAGAATACAGCGGATTAGATGGATACGTTGATACTAAGAAAATTGAAATCACTTTTACCGACACAGACGAAGACAGCGTTGTAGACAACCCAGATATCTTTAATGATATTGTTGATCCTCCTTCGGTTACAGAAACCAATCTTGAAGTCCTTCAAAGAAAGTATATTGTACAAGAAAAATACACTATCGGTGACCGTCAAGAAGACTATCGATACATTTACAATGATTTAACTAATCCTACAGTTATAATTTTACCATCAGAAACTTCGATTTCTTCATTTTCTCAATACGTGGAAGCACAACATTTTTATTTTATCGATACTGATGTAGTAAAAAAATTAGACAAAGTCGCGTCTACACTAATACCAAGTTTGCAATACAAAGTGTTAGTTGGTCGAGATAGATTAAAATTTCAATATATTCATAATGCAGATTATGAAACTAGAATAGATCCTGGAATTACAAACATCATTGATATTTTTATATTAACTAAAGAATACGACACTGCATATAGACAATACGTTAATGGTTCGATCGAAGAAGAACCATTGCCTCCTAGTAGTGACAGTTTATATAATGACCTTCATCCAACACTAAGAAAAATTAAATCTATAAGCGACGAAATCATTTATCATCCTGTGAAATTTAAAGTGTTGTTTGGTAGTCTTGCAAAAATAGATTTGCAAGCCACATTCAAGGTAGTAAAAAACACAGAACAAGTTATCAGTGACAATGATGTTAAGACACGAATATTAAATTCTATAACAAAATTTTTCTCAATAGAAAATTGGGATTTTGGAAATACATTTTATTTCGGAGAATTATCAACATTTGTATTGGCAGAACTTTCACCGTTTATAGTAAGTTTTGTTATTGTGCCCAAAGCAGACAATTTATATTTTGGTAGTTTGTTTGAAATTACATGTGAAAAAGATGAAATTTTTGTAAATGGTGCAACAGTTGATGATATCGAAATTGTATCTAGTATTACAGCAAGTAAAATCAAAGCCATCGGCGCAATTACGACAACCGAAAAAATTGCAAATAAAAATCAAATTTCTAGTTCTTAAAGGTAAACAATGGCATACGACAACAGTCAAAACGAATACCCAGTTCCGATAGATCCTTCTTCAAGAAAAATTTCTAGTCTGCTGCCTCGTTTTTATAGATCCGACAGCAACAAAAAATTTGTTCATGCTACATTAGAACAATTGTTACAGCCAGGTACTGTAAAAAAGGTCAACGGATTTATTGGACGTCAAGACAGTAAAGCCACGACTGCCGATGATATCTTTGTTCAAACATCAACTATCGACAGACAAAATTATCAACTAGAACCCAGTGCTATCATTAAAGATGACCTAGACAATGTTGTGTTTAATAAAGATTATCTAGATCATATTAACCATATTAGTGTGCAAGGTGGTATAACAAATAATCATCGTAGATTAAACAAACAAGAATTTTACAGTTGGAATCCATTAATAGATTGGGATAAATTTGTAAATTTCCAACAATATTACTGGTTGCCGTACGGCCCTACCTCTATCCCAGTATATGGACAACAGAAAACAATTCAGAGTGAATATACAGTAAGTTTGGTAGATGAAGGGGATAATTTTGCCTTCATCTTTAATCCTGACAATCTGACTCGAAATCCAGTATTAAAATTGTATAGAGGTCAAACATACAAATTTAATATCACAACGCCAAATCAGCCATTTAGTATCAAAACTCAGAGAATAGGCGGAACATTGAGTCGATACACTTTGGGTATATCAGTTGATGACAGCGGAGCAACTGCGGTAGAGTCTGGAACATTGACTTTTGAAATTCCATTAGATGCTCCTAATGTTTTATTCTATGTTAGCGAAAATGATGTCAATATTGGCGGTGTATTACAAATTCAAAATATAGAAGAAAATACAGAAATTGATGTTGCCGCAGAAATTATAGGCAAAAAAACATATACCATGGGCAACGGATATCCGCTCAGTAATGGCATGAAAGTAAATTTTGTTGGTGAAGTAACACCGTCGAACTATGCTTCGGGATATTGGTATGTTGAAGGAGTTGGCGATAAAATTCGTTTAGTGTCTGCAGATGATTTAGAAATTGTCAGTGGTTATAGCGAGCAGAGATCAGTATTGTTTGACGACACATCATTTGATGAATTACCATTTGATGATGCTACTGCATTTGCCGGAGATCAAGACTATATTACAGTTAATCGAGCAAGTCCGGATAGAAATCCGTGGAGTCGTTACAATAGATGGTTTCACAAAGACATTATAGACATTGCATCTACAATCAACGGAACAACAGTAGATTTAGATCAAAGTGCAAGAGCCAAGCGACCAATTATTGAATTTGCAGCCGGAATTAAACTTTATAATTTTGGAACCAAAGCCAAGAAAAATATTGACTTGATCGACACATTTACTACTGATGTTTTCAGTACTATTGAAGGCAGTCTAGGATATAATGTTGACGGAGTTGATTTAGCCGATGGGCACAGACTGTTAGTTACTGCAGACACTGACATTAGAGTAGTAGGTAGAATTTTTCAAGTAAAATTTATCGAAGTACAATCTGGATTAGGTCGTCAGAAACAAATAACATTAATTGAAGTTGACGATACAGAGCCTCAGCAGGATCAAACAGTATTGGTTAAACTAGGAACTAATCAAGGCAAGATGTATTGGTTTAACGGCACTGCTTGGAAATTAGGCCAAGAAAAAATCAGTATAAATCAAGATGTATTGTTCGATGCGTATGATAA